TCCTCTTCAGGAGTGTCGTCAACAATGTCAATTTCAATTTCATCTTTAGGAGACTCTTTATTAGCCCCTACGACAAATACCTCTGAATCATTCTTGAATTCATCATCTACAGACGCCATGACTTACTCCTAATAAGCGCGGTTGATACCGCGAGGATCGGCAACGACACCTTCGATCATGTCGTCGTTCACAATAACAAACTCTTTACCGTCTACCATAAAACGCGAACCGGAATACGCGCGCATCAAAACAAAGTCTCCTTCGCTACACCAAGGGCCTGTAGGAAACTTAACTTCATCTTTATAGCAAAGGTCGCCCTGCTTCAATACAAGACCAACAACAGCCGCAGCAGATTCGCCTTTAAGCGTAGAGTCTGCTTTGATAATGCCGCCTTCAGTCTTTTCTTCAATTTCAGGCTTAACTACCAGCATCTTGTAACCAACCGGGTCGGGTAGGCGAGAGGCCAACGCTTGCGCTTTTTCTTGCGTTTTTTCGGTATCGATGTTTGCAATGGACATAATGCACTCCGTTTAAGCAGGTCTATTTAGTAAAGGGTAGTAGCGACCTGAACCCCACCACCCAGTGTTTTTAAGCGTCTTCGTAGCGACGTTGAGCCTCATTTACTGCATCCAGAGCGCCCTTAAGCCCTGCAACAACTCCCGTGAGGTACTTGAATTCTTCCCAAGAGGCCACATTTCCTTTAACTAAAGCCTCCTCACGAATAGAAATAGCGTCGGTAAGGTCATTTTCTAGCAGGTCTAGATCAGTCATTTATTGCTCCTTGGGTTGTTGCGCAGCTTGCGCTGCGGTATGAAAACGGTCTGCTTCCTTTTCAGCGCTGGAATGGGCGCGTTCTTTGTCTTTCTCTGCCGATCCGTGGCTACGCTCCTCGCCCTTGAGGATGTAATCTTTAACAGTGCTAAACCCAAGTTTTGCACCTTCTGCTGTGTCTTTATCCTTCTGAATAGCCAATTTTGTCTGGTTATCCATAACGGCAATTTCCTTTTGTAACTCTAGCTTTGCAGCTTCAATCTGCGCTTTCATTTGCATTTCTTGCTGTCTTAGCTGAAGTTCCATCTGTTGCTGCTGGAATACGGGGTCTTGCGCCTGCTGCGCAGCTGCGGCCTGTTGCGCTTGGGCGGCGTTCTGCTGTTGGACCTGCATAGCGGCTTGAGCGAGAAGCGGAGCAACCTGTGCTTCCAATTCCGGTTCCATTTGCTGATCTGGAGGAGGAAGAGGAACACCCAACTGCTGCTCGACTTGCTGCCTATAAACAAACCCTAAATGCTCCATAAGGTGCGCTTGTGCGGCTTGCAAAATAGCCTGTGCTTGTTGGTTTTGGCCCACCATCTGCGCGACTTGTGGGTCTTGCATAAAGGCTTGATGCACCTGAATATGTGCTTTATGGTCTTGTTCGATGAATGCTTTTATGGGTTTTTGCTTGACGACAAGCATGTTCTCCGTGACCGGATCTGTCGGTTTGAGGTCTTCCTCGACCTCGATAATTTTGTCCGCGTCCTTAATACCCATGACTTCGAGCATTTGACGATGTAGTAGCGGTAAGTTGTATATCTGGGGCGCTTGTTGCGCAAGCTGTACAGCAGCTTGATACTGAATGATCCGCTGTGCCATAGTTGTAGCATTCGGATCAGAGACTGGAATAATATCGGTTTTCTCGTAATCCTCTTTTTTGGCCTGTGCGCCCGCATGGTCGTCTGGAACATAAGAATACGTAGGTGCTGTGTAATCTCGAATAAGAGCGGCGATGAGTTTAAACTCTTGCGCCATCGAAGCATGGACACGTGCCTGAACGGCAGACATAACCTTGAGCGTCCGCTCAAGAATAGCAAGAGTAGTACCTACGGGGGCCTCTCCCTGCATTTTTCCAAAATCTACATCTGCTACTGCAGCTAGCCTGCGGCCTTCCTCGACGACATTCTGAAGAAGCTGAAACAGCGTTGCACTTGGCTCTTTATAAGGAAGCGGCATGATATTGTCACGCATCGTTCCAGAAGCCACATCAACATCTCTAAACTCACCGGGCATGATGGGTGTATCGTCACCCTTTACACGAAGGCCATTTGTTTTGAAGCCACCCGGAAGATTGGACAGCGTACCTGCATCAACCAACTGGCGAAGGATAGACGTTGCTGACTTAGCAAAGCCACCGATTAGGTGAATGAGGCCATATCCATAAGGGCCGGAATCATTTGGGATATAGGTATATTGGACAATGTGCTGACGAGGCTGCTTGAGTTCATCATGTTCTTCGTAATTTCTACGAATAGCGAGGACATCCCCGGAGCTTTTTTCAATCGTAACAACATATGGCAGTGCTATTCCTGTTTGTTCGCCTGTTTCTGGGTCTACATCTTCAAATCCGGGGAGGTCTATCTCCGCTTGAATCTCTAAAATGTAGTAACGATCATCGTTAATTGCACTTAATCCAGAGTCATCATCCTTCCTTTTACGCAGTTCATTGATCTCTTTTCCGGGGTCTGGAAGGTCAATATCCCTATAAAAACCAGCATATTGGAGCTTTTTTACCTCGTTTTTGGTCTTACGCATTGCATGCGTGATGCGCTCTGCCGTATTGGCGCTAGACGCCCCATAGGGGAGGTAAATGTCCTCTGCGGGTACAAACATCGATACCTGACGGTTCAAAGTAGGGTCAAAATACACCTTTTTAAACGCTGCGCCCGCCAAAGAAAGGGACCACAACATCTTCTCGTGCTCTGGTCTGAACTCCTGCATTCTCTCAGTCAGGTTGTAATTCATGTCCTGAACGACGCGAGCAGCGGCTAATTCCGTATCTCTGTCTGCTTTACCGATAATTCTCGCCTTAACTGGACCCTGCGCTGGGAACGTCTCCGAAATCATCTCAGACTGAAACTTAATCGCTGCTTCAGACAGCATGGGGTGGAACACTCCACAGGCCCCGTTCCAAGGTTCGCTACGCTCATCAATCTTAATACCTAGTAAGTCAAGACCATCCTTATATGTCTCAACCCATTCAGAGCGCGCCCCCTTGTCGTTGTCAAAGTCTTCAAGAAGATCAGAACCCAGCGACATGAGTTCGCTGTCATCCATAAACTCCGCAAGATTTGCATCGAAACTAGGAGCTTCAAGCTCCATGCTTTCTACAGAAAAGACCTCTTCCCCGTCTTCCGGGCCTACAATAATCTCTACAGGCTCCTCATTATCGTTTGTCAGAAAAGGGCTCTGAGCACGTTGATTCTGCTCGATGTATTCCTGCGTGGGGCTCTGTTGCGGGGTGCGTTCAATGGGCATGGTTTTACCTATAAGATTTCGATGAGTTTTTCAAGATAGTGCAGCGCCTTCTGGTAGTCTTCCTTGGCAGGACCTTTGCACCCAGCCCTCATTATATATTTCAATGCATTACCGCGATAGAATCCCTTAGCTTGGGCATGGTCAAACACCGAGTCAATCACATCCCACGGCTGGATCTTCATATCAACGTAGTGCGTCCCACCGATTTGGTACGCCTCTGGCGGAGTTGGTTCTACCTCTTGCTCCCGTTCTGGTTTCATAAAGTTAAAGTTTGCCGCCCCTAACTCTTCGAGCGTCGGTGCCCTAAGCACTTCGCCCCAGTAATACTCGGTGTCAGCGTCCAACTTCATCCTTTCTTTTTCCATTGGTCAACTCCTTAATAATAGCTCGCTCTTCGCGCTCTAAAGTACCACTCGTCCTCGTCACTCTTGTCATGTTGAGTCCCAACAAAACCCCCAGCACGGAAGCGACTGAGAGCAAGAGACACACAGTCAACGTAATCATCGTTTCTACCCGCAGGGAAAGCTGCCACTTCATCAATCAGTTCCTCAGCCCAACGCTTTCTAGGTGCCCAGACCTTGCCAGAAGCAAAAATGTCCGAAATGGCATTCAATCGCGTGATCTTGTCGTTACCTCTTGATGGAGTGTACTCCTGCACAGGGATGCCCATTCTTCTTAGCTCCGTTATCAACGGAGCACCGCTCGCCTTCTTTTCAATGATAATGCTGTCAGGCTCCCATTCTTTGTACAATTCAAGGGTTTTCGCCTTTAGTTCTGGAAATTCTACCTTATCACGCCACGCATTGAGAAGAATTAAGTTAGGCGCACCACCGTCCTCGTCATTCTCGAAAACGCCAAAAAACACCGCAGCAGAGTAGTCAGCCGTCTTTTTCGCCTCAAACGCCGTATCCATAGCCATGATGATGTAGTTTACAGAGGGGGGCTTCTCTCTTTCCCATGTCTTCCACCCATCACGCTTAATAATAGCGTTCTCATCACTCGTCGGGTTCTGCTGGTACTGAGCCTGCCACTTACCCGTTGCGATTTCAGCACGGGTGGCTTCAAGCGCTTCTTTAGACCAAAACTCAGGCCAAAGTGGGTTGCCAGACGGTAGGATGGCAGGGAACTCAAAAACTTCCCAAGGATCAGTGCCTTCTTTCTGCGCCGCTGTTTCGATAATCTGTCCGGTCAGGTCACGCAGGGACCAGCGGGTTTGCACAATAATAATGGCCCCTCCCGGTTGAAGTCGCTGTCTGGGGCCTGTGGTATACCATTCGTACACTTTATCGTACACGCCGGGGTTGAACTGGGCTTGGAGGGCTTCTTGTTCTGTGTGTGGGTCATCAATAATAACGATATCAGCACCGCGCCCAGCCAAGGCAGCGCCAACACCAGTAGCGTAATAGTCGCCTCCGAAGTTTGTATTCCAACGACCAGCCGCTTTAGAGTCCGAGCGAAGCTCGACTTCAGGAAATATTTCTCTGTATTCATCTGTTTCTAATAAGTTTCTTACCTTTCTACCAAAACCTTCGGCTAGTTCTGCGGTGTTACTGACCTGCATCACCTTCTTTTTGGGGTATTTGCCTAGGAACCACGCAGGGAACAGGAAGGACGCAAACTCGGACTTAGTATGTCTTGGTGCAAGGTTAATGATAATTCTCTTCTTTTCCCCTTTGGCGACTGCCTCGAACAGCTTCGCTATTCTTCTGTGATGGGACCCAGAAATAAAATCAGGCCACTGAGAACGCACGAACGCTAAAAAATCTGATTGAGCCTCTTCACGGCGTGTCCTTTTCGCTAACTCTTCTATGAGTCTCTGGATCTTTATCTTTTCCGAGGGGCTTGCTACAGCAAGGGCAGCTTGCAGGGTTTCAGGAGTTATTCCGTCCACTCGGCCTCCTCTGCTTCTATTACTTTTTCTTTTTTCTGCAGTAGGTTTTGCACCGTATTAAGAAGCTCCGCCTCTAACTCCACGGTACTTTTGATATTGATATTAACCTCTTGCATATCACTATGCAGGCCCACGACCGAAGTTTTAGCTAACGAATCCAATGCAGGTTTTGAAACTTTAGGATCTATATCGATGGCTTGTTCCCAATACTTCTGCAATACAAAGTTCTGCCATTGCTCCTTGGTGACAGGCATCGGCCCATCATATTGTTCTAAAGAGCGTTGTAGTGAACGAAGGGCAGGGGCACTAGGTGCCACATGAAGTATTTCTGATTTCCTTTCTGGGTTGGCCTTTATCTCAGCAACAGCCTCTCGCACCCACTCTTTATCGGATCTGCTAGGAGTAGCAGTGGGGTCGTTAGATATAAAAAGGGCGGGGTCAGGGTCGCCTACCGCAGTGAGGGGTATTTTAAATTGATAAGGCTCGATGCCTTCGGGAAGATCGTCGTTGATTTCCATTTATATAAGCAGGTCTTGGACCAGAAAAAATAACATATAGTAAAAATTAGCAGGAGTCAAGCGGGGGACCCATTTTGAGAAAAAAGGGATTGAGGGGGGTGGGGGTAGGGTTTTGGGGAAATTTGGAAAAATTTTACTCGATGAGAGTCTGGAATACAGTCTTTAAATACGTGGGACTCC